GTCCAGCCATTTCAGGATCTCGGGCGCCAACCGGAACGCACCGCCCATGAGTCCTCCGAGCAGCGTCTCGATCATTGGGCACCCCCCATCAGTTTTAGCTTGATGGCTGCGCCGATCAGAATGATGGCCAGCAGCCCTGTGGTGGCGACCTTGATCACGGTGTGCCATGCCGTTCTGCGGGCATCACGCCACGCTTCCAACAGATCGCGCAGCTCACGAATGTCACGTGCGGCGTGACCGTTTTCCAGGCCGAGGTGGGCTAGGCACCGCTCGGCTCCGCGTTCTGCTGCGCGCGTGAGCAGGTCATCCAGATCCTCGGGGCGCAGGGTGATGGACTGCGGCGAAGCAAGTTCTTGTGCGTTTTCCATAGTTGGATCTCCAAAATGCAAAATGCCCGCACTGGATGTCTCCAGGCGGGCGTAGATAAGGGTCTGTGCTTCAGGCGAAGTGATCGGCCTTGGCCAGTGGCTTAATGAAGTTGGGCAGGTGGTTGGGATTGATGCCAGCCGGAATCATGGCGGGATCGACGATGTCCTCCACCTGCTCGCCATCACGCAAGGCGTGAATACACGCGGCCACCGTGCCCTCCTCCAGCGCCGTGAGGGTGTGGACCTTGTTGCGGGCAATGAAGATGATGTGAGGCGCGGTGAACTCCGACACTGCACCCTCCACATCGACTCGCAGTCGCCCCTTGACCAGCAAGGTGGGGTGATCAAAGGAGTGCTTGTGACCCTCGTTAACGTCACCTGGTCGCTCGAACGTCATCAGCTTGATCCAGAGGTTGCTGATCAAGCTCAGTTGGGATTTAGGGCTGGCCATTGCCACCTCCTGACTCTGGCTGTGCTGTGATGGGAATGGATGGGTAGGTGATGACCGGATCAAGGCGGCCGTCAACGACCTTGAAGCTGATCATCTCCATGGTCACGTCGTCCGGAATGTCCGCGTTCGGGAAACTGGTTTCATCCTCGATCGAAGGACAAACCTCCAGCGGCACAAGCCTGACGTCCCCTTTTTGAAAATTGAAATAAAGGCGCTGCATCGTTCCTCCTCAAACGAACTGGATATAGGTGGCCGTGAACGAGTTCACGTAGATTGAGTCGCCACTGGAGCCACTCAGGATCGAGCCATACAGGTCAAACGTGACCGTGCTGTTGGGCGGGACCGTGAACGTGCCAAAGTTGTAGGTCTGCACGCCCCGGGCCGAATACGTGCCATAGGTGCCAACAATGGAGCCGTTTTGGCGGATCTGAAACCCGTAGGTGTCATCAGCGGCAAAGTTGATCACCGCAGTCAAATTGATCTGCATCGACTTGGTGGTGCTGTAGTTCCAAATCGTGTGACGGCAGTTGCCCACGTTGACTTGCACAGTGCTTTTGCCCTGCGACGCCATGTAGAACATGTTCGTGTAATAGGTTCCGCGAGACCACTGCGTGCTGGAGTAACTCGACCAGATCATGTAGCTCGGTGAGCCAATAGAGCGGCTGGCCCCGGATGCCAGCGAACTGAACGTCTGAAACAGGCTGAAACTCTGCTTGACGTATTCGTCTGTGGCAAAGGATGTGGTGAGCACCCGTCCGGATGTTCTCCAGGCTGTTCCTGTGCAATACAGGTCATAGGCCTCGCCCGGCGCGAGTGTCACGGTGGCAACCCCGTCAATCAACTCGGCCCCACTGGGATCCAATGTGACCACCCCAGTGCCTGAATTGCGCACAGCGATGGTGAAACCAGAACCCAACGTGGCAGCGGCGGTCAAGTTCAGCGTGAAAATCCCGCTGCAGTCGATCATCCGGCCCCGGTCGCTGGCAACGACGGTGTGGGTCGCCGTTTTGCTGACGTAACCGGAACCGAGTGAGCCCAGCGTGGTCAGGGCAGTCGCTGGGTTTCCGTCTGTACCGAGCAGTCCTGCCAGGTACGAGCGCAAATCGTTGAGCGCCGTCTTGAACTGACCCTCGGTGACCGTCGAGCCCGTGAAATTAGAAATCGGTGGCAATGCAGGCATGCATCTCTCCCGTTCACTGAGACCACATCAAGGTGTTTTCGCCTTGAGATGCAGTTGACGCAGAAACCGTCACGATCGATTCGGTACCGCTGACGTTCTTCTTGAAGTAAAGCTTGCCGTCCGTGGTGTTCAAAGCCAGTTCGCCCAACTGGAGCTGCGTCGTGGTCGGGACCTTGCCCGCCACAGACGATTGTTTAACCTTGATGACTTGAGCCATAAACAGGCCTCCTTTTCTCTAAGCAGAGGGGTTGAAGAAAACTCAGAACGTTCCGCCATCGATGGCAGCGCTTGTGGACAAGGAGTCCGTGATGCCGTAGCCAGCCAGCGTCGTGGGCTTGCCCGTCACGCTGCTCCAGGCGGGGGTATTGGTGGTGGTGCCGGCTGCCGTCAGGCGACCTTTGGCATCCACCGTGAAGGTGGGGATCAGGACCCCAGAGCCGTAACTGGAAGCGGCGACACCAGTACTGGCCAAAGTGGCTGCGCCCGTGACGTTGGCCGAGCCATCAAAAGCAGCGGACGTCCAACTCACATCGCCCGTCATGCCGATGGTTCGAGCAGTCAGTAGCTTCGTGGCAGTACCTGCATTGCCCGTGATGGTGGTGATGGTCACAGCGCCCGTTGCGCCGTTGACGCTGGAGACTGAATCGGTGTTGTCGATCTTGTCCCAGGCGCTGCCGTTGCTCACAATCCAGTCACCGATTTGCCAGTCGGTGATGCCACTGACGTTGGTGCTACCAGCCGTGGCCACCTTGTAGTAGAAGCCCTTGTTACTGCTGGACGCCGTCGGAATGGTGGGGGTGTTGGTGCTGGCGTTCCAGGTGCCCTGGTAGTTCAAGCCTCCAATGGCCACATCCGGCAATTGCGCCGTGGGCACCTTCCCATCTGCACCAAGCCCTGCCACGCCATTGGCCACGCCCACCGCACTGGTGGCCACTGCCCCAACAGCGGCGGCCGTGGGCAGCGCATGGACGTGGTCGGCGCGTGCGGCTGTTGTGGCCGTGCCGACCGATGCGCTGGCAGCCAATGCACTGGGGGCTGCTGCAGTTAGACCCAAGGCATCAGTGATGCCGTAGCCACTCAGGGTGGTGGGCTTGCCGGTGATGGCCGTCCAGGCAGGCGTGATCGACACGTTGGCTGCAGCGGTAATGCGCCCCTTGGCATCGACCGTGAACTGACCGACCTGCGTGGCGTTGCCATAGCTGCCTGCGGTCACACCCGTGGCTGGCAGAGCGACTGCGACACCAGCACTCAGCGTACCCGTGCCGGATACGTCACCGGTGATGGCGAGGCTATCGGCTTTGCGCGCAAAAGTGCCCGCACCTGCGATCGGCGTGACCACGTTGCCGCTCTCGCCAATGAAGAGATTGTCTGAAACCTCGGACCAAGCCAGTTCACCCACAGCCAATGTAGGTGGCGTGGCGGTTATGGCCGAGCGTTTGATCTGTAGGGTTTGGGGCATGAAATCCCTCCTTGAAGTTGATACCTGAGCAAAATCAGAAGTAGCCAGCGTCGATCACGGCGTTGGGATCGAGCACGCCCTGATCGCCTTTATCACCCTTAGGGCCGGTAGGACCTGGGACGCCAATGTTGGTGAGTACAGTGCGCGTGCCTTGCGGCTGAACTCGCACGGTCTGGGTGTCGGTTTGCACCGTGACACCGGGTTGCCTCGGTGTGGTGATGGAAATGCGGATGGCCATGGCGTCTCTCGACTCCCTTCAGCCGCGTGTGATTCGCATGGACACCAGCACACTGCCTTTGAGCAGCTGGGTGCGAATGCCTGCCGGACCGGTCATGAAGAGGTCGTAGACGCAAGCACGCACCGGCAAACTTTCGGTGACTGACGCTGGCAAGGTGATGGCCACCGTGCCGCTGGAGAGCCGACTCTCATCAAAACCAAAGCTCGCCAGCACAGTCGGACTTTCAGGTGTGGCACGGATCTGACCTTCAAAGGCATAGCCAGTCAGGTCCATGACCGCCCCGCTCTCATCAAGCGTCAGTGCCGTATAAAACGTCTCGCCTTGCGCCAGTTCGATGTCGTACTTGGGGGCGCTCATCGTTGTTCTCCTGTTCTTTGCTTGGGCTCTCAATAGCGCCACATCAGCGAGGCGGTATCGGCCTCCCACATCAATTGGCCATCGCTGACCCACATGTAGTCGGCACTGCTGCCGTAGAAAAGCGCTACCCAGGGCCCAGCTGTGAGGCCCACGCCACGCACCCGGATCAGGGTCTGAGCGCCATACAGCGCCGTGACCGCAAAGTTGTTGGCCGAGGTCTCCCCCACCCGAGTCCAGACCAGGTTGGCCGCGTACGGGTTGCTGCCCGCTGCCATCTCGATCTGGTAGGTCTCCGCTCCTGGGGCGGGCGTCCAGGTCAGCAAAGCCTTGCTGTTGTCGGTCGTGGATGACCTCAGGGTCAGGTCCGCGATCAGCGGCGTTGTGTAGAGCGTGGTCAACTGGCTCGTCACCACCGCTGGTGCCGTGACCCCCTGGTCGGCGGTATGCACCGATGGGTCTTCGTTGATGGCTTCGATCTCGACCTGGTGCAGACCGCGCGGGCGCATGGCAATGACCTTGGCCAACTGCCGCCAGGTGTCACCCCAGCCGAAGGCAATGTGGGTGCGCTCGTAATCCTGTCCGGTGTAAGGCACGGTCACGGGATGGTTCGTCAGCACCATCTCGTTGTCTGACGCCCCACGGCTGACTGCATAGGGTCCGTCCACGCCACTGGCTTTGGTCCTAAAACCAATGTAGTGGTTGGCAATGCTCCAGGTCAGCGGCTCAGACACCGTGAGCGTTCGGCTTGCCGCGTTCCACACAGTGCATTCGGCAAACTGGCCCCAGGCGGGCATATCGTGCTGGATGGCGATCAGATCACCGAAAGCCGGAATGAAACCTTCCATCTCGGTGGTGAATTTCACCAACCGGCGACGGTAGCGGTTGCTGGCCGCCTGATACAGCCCTTCACGGTAGGCCTGCTGGCGGCTGGTCACCCCAAAGAGTTCGATCCTGGCCGGTTTGCTGGCTGCGCTGTCTGGCAGCTTGGCCGTGACGCGGCGCGACGCCCAAACTTCAGCATCCCAGTAGCTCACCTCCACCGCATCGGCCATGTCGTCCGAAGGCAGCAGGTACTCGACACTGAAACTGCCGCGCACGATGTTTCGCATCGAGAACATGGCCACCGGCAGACTCTGCGCACCGTCGCGCGCAAAGCGAATGATGCCGCCGAGCATGTAGGGCTTGGCACGACCCGCCTGCGCGATCTTGGTGATCGCCTCCCAGAAATTCAGCGCCGAATCAAATCGGACGTTGAACTCATCCCCTCGGCTGTCCCACAGTGCATCCAACACCTTGAGCCCGGCCAGATCCAGGCGGGCATCAGGCATCTTGGCCCCGTAGGTCGTGTTGCGGCAGGCATCGGCCAGCGCCCAGGCGATGCTACGCGTGGGCGCTGGCGCTGACCAACTGCTGCCATTCCAGACCGGCAGTTTGCGTGTGCAGACGACGTTGATCTTGCGCGAGGCCTGGGCCGACAAATTGTTGGACGCCCGCATGCGCATCGCGATCAGCGTCACGTTGCCAAAGGTCCGTGTCTCGGGCAGGTAGGCCCTGAGGCCTCCCCAGAGGATTTCATGCCCAAAGCGTGTGTCGGTCTGCTTGGCATCCAGGCGTCGCACGCGCACTTCGTAGCGACCACCAGCCACGCTGTATCGCTCCGAGTAGCGCTGCGGCGTGGAGGTTTTGGCCGTGTAAAAGCGCTGACCCAAGACGGACCAGTTGCCCGTTGCTACGCCCAGGTCGTTGACCGTCCGCACCTCAATGGCGACCGACAGCGTCAATTCGCTCAAGCTGCCATCGTTTTGCGCTTCGTACAGGCCGCGAGAAAGTACGAAGTCCAAGCCCAGCGTATTGGCCTGGGTGCCTGCTGCGTTGGCCACGAAGCCGCCAATGTAGTGTTGCAGGGTGACGTTGCCACTGCTCGAGATACTGCTGGCCGCCGTGACCGTGAAGGTATCGGCGCTTGGCACTGTGGCAATCGAATAGGCACCGCTCACCGCCGCACCAGATGAGACATCCAGGTACAGCATCCGGCCCACTGCATAACCGTGCGCGGCCAAAGTGACGGTGATCGTCGTACCGGACTGGCTGTAGGTCGCTGCAAGGCTTCCCGCCAGTTCCTGCCCAGAGACCTCTACAGAACTCACCACATTGGTTGGGAACTTGGTGATTGCGCCGCCCGGCGCAATCACTTCATAGTCGATCTCGGCGAAGTTGGCGACAGGGGTGTCCTCAATGCGGATCGCCTCGATGGCGTATTCCCCCATGCCCAGACACAGCAGCTGGTACAGGTACTGCTCGTTACCGGCGTATTCCACATAGGGCTGCGCAGCGAAGTCGGGATACGCACAGACCCTACCGTACTGCACCGGAATGGCCTGATCGAGCCGGGCCATGTTGCCCTGAGCTTGCAGGTTGTAGGTGGGCGACGGGGCGGCCAGGCTGGCGGCCTGCTGCGCCGTGGTGGGCTTGGGCGGCGGGATGACTGCATTGACCAACGCCATGCCCAGCATGGTGGCGCCTGCCTGCACGGCCGACACGCCCATCGAGCCGAGCACGGCCGCGCCATTGATACCGATGAGCTCAGATGCCAGCACTGGCGCGTAGACCATCACCGCCAGCATCAGCACCATGCGCAGGGGGTTTGACCCACCACCGCCACCACCTTGGGGCAGTAAGATGATGGCGATCAGGTCGCCGCCGCACACCGGTTGATCCCAGGTGGCCCGCAACTGAGCTTCGCCATTGCGCAGCACCAGGATGGGCTGATCCGTCTCGGGCACCAACGCACGCAAAGCCACCGGCCCCGGGATGGCCGTGATCTGGCGGTCCTGGTGCGGATGGAAAGGATTGCGGACGGTGATGCTGTGGGCGAACGGATGGCTGGGTGAACTCAGCGCCGTCGATGCCATGACAGCACTCTCAAGCCCAGGCTGGGCAATGCCGACACCGGCGTAAAGACCACACCCACCGTTTCCAGGGAGTGCAGCACGCCCCCTCCATCGGCCTCCAAGTACACGCCAATGTGACTGGGGCGCTCAGATTTGCCCATCAGGCAGGCATCGCCCTCGCACGGGTCTCTGACGATCTGCCAGTGCGCGTACTCAGGGTGATCGTCAAAAGCGCGCAGTGACGACAGCCGACTGGCGACATTGACATCGACGGCAGTCACATCCCAGCCAAACTGCTCGCGCCATACCTGGCGCGCAAACGACCAACAGTCGCTGCTGCCCGCCACCCAGGGCAAGCCGATGTACTGGATTGCCCAGTGAGGGGTGTGTGGGTTCATTGCGCAATCAATCCAGGAAAGACTTCGGCCGTGTAGTCCAGGCCAGGGAATCGCCGGTTGGCCAGATTCGGAAACCCACAGGTGGCACGTACCCGAAACACCGTGGCCGAGATCGACATCACGGTGAGGGTCAGTGGCGGATTGTTCTGTGGTGCAGTCAGATCCGAAGAAAGGAAAGCCCGGTAGGTCACAGTGATCAATTCACTACTTCCAGGCTGTCCGTTCATGGATGCCTCCACGTTGGCCAGGATGTCGCGACTGACGTTGTCGATCTCGATCACACACTGCGGCACGGCCGTGTGGGTCACCTCAGGCGGCACGACATCGAAGGCATAGCCCACAAAGGTGACGTACTGACCGGCGTTGCGCGGAGCGCTGGATTCCAGCTTGGCGGTCAGATCCACGTGATCGCGCACCACCCGAATCGGCGTCGTGAAGTTCGGATGCCAAATTTCCAGTGTGTGGTGGATCACCAGGTTGGAGGGCGCGCTGGCGTAAGCCTCTTTGATCGCCAGGCTCAAGGTGTCATCTGGCATGAATCAAGTCCTCCATCTGCGAACCTCCATTAACGAATCTCCAACTTCGCACTGACCTGCCAACGTGGGCCAGGCTGCATTTGCGACTGCCAGGGACCCACAAATCGGGCCTGAACAGATCGCAAGCCCGCGTCTCCGGTGTTCAGGTCCACCGTGAACCAACTGGCTCCATTTGCACAGTCGCCATCGAACCAGGCCCGAAACGTGGCCATTTGGGCATCCGTGAAACGCCAGCCAACGCTCACCTGATCATTGCGTGCCGCACTGCGGCGACGCACGCGGGGCAGACCGGCTTCCATGTCGGTGCGCACGGTGACATCCACCGGCGCGATCGCGTATCCCGCGACCTGCGGCCGGGGCAATGTTGTGGGCCAAGTTGCCATATCAATAGGCTCCTGCGACGCGGTTCAGGCCGTAGGTGTTGGCCAGCACGCCAGGGCCGGGACCGGCACCACGCGCCACATCGCCCCAGACCTTGGCCGTGATTTGTTCCACCCAGACGTCGATCACCTGGTTGCCGTTGCTGTCGGTGCGCTGCTGTTGCTGACCACCTTTGCCGGCCGCCTCGATGACATTGACGATGACGGTGCTGCCACCGCCGTTGACTTTGACGCCCAGATCGCCATCGCGCATACGTGTGAGCGGCATGATGGCCTCGCCCGGGCTGCCAGGTTTTTCTCCCATGAGGCCGATACGGGGCAGGCTGGTGAAACCTGCCCCTTGGGCAAAGGGGAACACCGTCGGACGATCGACCACCGTGTTGCGGTAGACCGAAAGAGCCGGGGCGTTGAACACATTGCCCTGCGCGGAGGGAAACAGACTGCCCCACATCGAACCCCAGTCCATGCTGGACATAGCATTCGCCAAGGGCAAAGTGATGGATCGCTGGATCTGGATGCGCAAGAGGTCCGCAATGATGGAATCGGACAGGCTTTTGAAGTCCAGCTTGCCGGTCATGACGAACTGGGTGAGCGCCGTCTCCATCCCCCGAAACGCATTGGCTGTGACCTGCTGGGCACGCTTAGCGGCATTGGTCGCGTCGTCGATATAGGTTCTGAGCGCCGACTTGGCACCGTACTCAAAACTGCGCTGATAGTCCGTGTTGGCCCGCACCAGGTCTTCAACGATGGGTAGTTGCCTGGCCAACGCATCGTTGATGGCTTCAATGGTCAGAGCCCGCAGGCCCGGGTCTTCGATCTGGTTGGCTTCCTTGCGCGCATTGGCAGCTGCCTTTTCCAGATCAGATCGGGCCTGCAGGGCAGCTTTTTCTGAATCGGTCATGTCCAGCATCTGGCGCTGCAACTGCAGGGCTTCGATGCGCTGGCGGTTGCCGCCAATCAGGCCTTCTGTGATCTTGCGCGAGGCGGCCTCTTCTTTTTCAAAAGCGTCGAAGGCTTTGTTCGCTTCCTTCTGGCGCTCGATGGCTTCGAGGACCTGGATGTACTGCTCGGCCTCAGCCGCCACCCCTTGGTAGCCCTTGGCTTCGATCTGCAGGGCCCGGGCGCGCAGTTCGGCCGCTTCGCCCTCTTGTGTGCGGGTCAAGCGCGAGCGCAGCTGGTTGAGGAAGGCTTCGCCTTCGTTGATTTTTTCGGCAGGCTTGGGCTTTTCAAATCCTGAGAGGTCCAGGTTAGGACGGGCCTTGCGCGGCAGCGTCGGCAAGAACTTGTCGTAAATCGCCTGCACTTCCTTGGCCTGCGCCTCGGTGTCGAGCACAAACTTTTGGCCCATGACGCGCACCGTGCGGCGCTGCTCGTCGAAGAATTTGGCCACCCGGTCCGCATAGCCCGGGTTCTGGTTGATGTTGAAGAGCCGGTCATTGGCAGCGCGCACGTAGTCATCCCGCGCGCCCTGCAGCTTGGCGATTTCGGCATCGATGACCTTGGGGTCGTAACCCATGGACTTCATCGTGCGCAGCAAATCGGTCTTGAACCAGGTCTCGATGTCCTTGCCCACCACCGACAGACTGTCAAAGGGCTGGGCAATCACCCGCTTGGCCAGTACCGCCGACTCGGCGATGAACGCCAGACCCGAAGCGACAGACTCCAGGAACGCGAGCGTGGCATCTCGGTTGGACGTGATGCGCTGCAGTTCATTGCTGAAACTGCCGGTCTCTCCCTGCGCCAAGATCACCTGCTCGGTGAAGTCAGCCAGGACCGGGATGACGGCTGCGCCGATCTGGCGCTGCACGCCTTCGAAGATGGCAGACAGGCGCGTCAGGTTGTCGTTGAAGACCTCGGATGCACGCGCCACGTCTTCCGACATGACCAGGCCCAGGCGCTGCGCTTCTTCCATCAGC